TTAACTGAACCTAATACCGATTGTGTGGCATTAGCCATTATCTTTTAATTAATGTATGTGTTTACTTTCTTACGTACGTAAATTTTTTTGATCATTTTGTTGTGGTCTATCCCACCGTCTAGACGGCTAAAGGGTATCCTGCGTACAGGGCCAAAAGCCAAAGCGGGTAATCGGATTCGAACCGATGACAATAGCTTGGAAGGCTACAGTTTTTCCACTAAACTATACCCGCAAGAAAGGAGGGGGGAAACCTCCGATCTAAAGTGTGTTACCACTTCTTATATACTACATTAGAGCCAGCTAATAGGTGTGTACCAGATCCAGTACCTGTAATTAATGCAGCTTGGAATACTAGAGTACCTTTTGTAGCAGCA